CGTAAATTTTCTAGCCTGTTTGTTTCAGCACGAGTTTTGTCAAAAGGTCGATCTGCTGCTGCTGTTTATCGACGAGGGCTTTCAGCTCGATAGAGCGCATCCGATCGAACTTATCGTGCAGCGCCATGATTTCGATCTCTGCCTTCAGATTGACCTCGTAGTCATGTGCGGCGTCGATCCGATCCTTGGCCGCATGGCGGTTCTGGCTCATCATGATCACCGGCGCCTGAACCGCTGCGAGCATGGATAAGATGAGATTGAGGAAAATGAACGGGTAGGGATCGAAGGCGTTCGAAGCCGCGATAATGTTTGCGCTCAGCCATATCGCAAGCAAAGCCGCAAATATAAGGATAAAGGTCCAGGAACCACCGAATTTGGCAACCGCATCCGCAAGCCGCTGGCCGGGCGTCAGTCTCTCGTCGAAAACCGCATTCGCGTCCGCCGAGATGGTGCGCCTTGCTGCAAGACGACGAAATATTGCTTTTTCCCTGTCCGGCAGCAGCTCAAGCGGTTTCCCCAGATAACGGCTCGCTCCCTCCGCCAGGTCCTGAGGTATGAGCATGTCACTGTCGTCTTCGATACGGGTTGCCATCGTTCTTTCTCCCTTGGCTCGCGTCACTCCGACGACCGCCTCCGGACCGAAGGTCGCCCCTACACGGATCAGGTATTAGCACACGCCATCGTACCATGCTTTGCATTGAGCTGCCTTATCGGCCGGTTCGCGAGCCAGGGGACGGCGTGTCAGGGAGGGCGGCGATTTGCGTTCTTCTGGGAGGCAGTTTCAGGGACGAGATCTGTCGTAACGCAACTTCATGTCACGCGGCGCAAGCGCATATCGTTACCGCCAGCGAACATATCGATGGGCATTATGCGTCTTAACTTACTGATATCTTTGAGGAAGGTGGTGAGAGCGCAGGGATTCGAACCCTGGACCTACTGATTAAAAGTCAGGCTTTTATGTAATGTTTTTAAACTGCTTAATTTCAAACTGCATCTTGTAACGTACATCGAGTTTCAAAGACTTACAGTAAGTCTGCAAACTGAAAAAGCGACTGAATTTTTCAGTCGCCTTACAGTACGGTTACATTCACGGTTGCGCAAGCTACTTCTTTTGGCCCTGATAATCCTCCAGCTTGGCAATGGCTTGTTCGGCGAGTTCAGCTCGTCCGCCCAGATAGTGAGCGTCAAGGATAGCGTCGACGTCGCGCAGGCTGTGGCCGGTGATTGACGCGATTTGGCTGTTGTTGCAGCCTGCCATGGCCAGACGCGTGACCGCAGTTCCGCGTAGATCGTGGAACGTCAGATCATCGATGCCAGCCTTTGCTTTCGTTTTCTGGAACGACGTGTCGAAGCCATCCGATGTCCAAGGGATCTTCTTTTTCGTGTTGGTGAGAATCACCGTCGACCGTCGCGGCATCGCGTCCAAAATCTGTTTCAGTTCGTTGCCGCATGGGATTTTTACGCGCGCGCCCGTCTTGCTCTGCTTCACCTTGATGGTCTTGCCGTCGTAGTCGCTCCATGGGGCAACCAGCAGGTCGCCTTTGCGCTGGCCAGTCCACAGGGCGAAGATAACTGCAGCCTTTATCTCCGTCGTCGCAACGGCGAACAGCTTCTGCAAGTGCTCTTCTGTCCAGATGTTTTCGGTGCGGTCGGCGGAATAAAGGCGGCCGCCTTTCTCCGCAATGTTCACTGACAGCTTGCCGCGGTCCTTCCCGAAGGAAAGGATGCGGGCAAGGGTGGTCCACGCATAATCCGCTGTACGAGGCTTGTCCGCCATGCTGTCGCGCCACTTCTTGAACTCGCCTCGGTAGCGAGGATCTTGGAGCATGAAGAACGGTACCTTGCCGAACTTCTCTCGAATTAGATCGAGGTACCGGTCATATTCGCGGCGTGTCTTGTCGGCTTTCGATAAGAACTCGGTAGACGCCCTATATTCGGTGATGAGGGCTCCCAACGTTTCGCTTGGGTCAACGTGGCGATCCTTCGTCGCATCCGAAAACGCCTTGATCAACATGGGATCGCCCGGCTGCATTGGCTCGCCGCTCTTTGTTTTGAGAAGCGGACCGCCGCGCCAGGCGTAGCAGTAATAGATGGTCTTGCCGCTCGCGAGGGTCTTTTTGACCTTCATCAGCCCTTTGAGCTTAACTCGCATTTTCCCTCATCCATTTCTCATAGGGGTCTTCGTTGTCATTGGCTGACAAGCTGCTCAGTTCGTCAAGGCGAGCATCTATCGCCTTCTTGTCCCATCTTCTGGTGCCGGCGATCGGCTGCGGCATCTTGAGAGTAGCCACCCACACCGAAAACGTGGACTCGGCTATGCCAAGATATTCTGCAGCCTCTCTGCGACCAATGAGGCGAGGGGAGTTGTCATTGGCTGGTGACATTGCCACCCTCCTGCTTTGCGGGTGCTGCGGGGAGAGGCATCCAGTGCGACGGGTTCGGCTCGCTGTCGGCATTATCCATCCAGTATTGTTCGCCGTAACCGTTGTCGTGCCACCAGCAATTGAAATAGCTTCCTTTATCGAACGCGAGGAATTGGTTCCCATCCTTCGGCGCGGTCACAATCGACTGCCACCCCGCCACGTCCTGCACCTGTGCGGAGAGGGCCTGCTCACACACCTCCCGGATAAGGCGCATGAAATTTAACCACCGGTCGGCAATTTCTCCGGTTACGGCAGTTCCGTCCTTTAGGATAACCCTGTGAGGTTCATCCGTTTCGCGAACGCTGGATTTCACGGCGGAAAGCAGTGCCCCCAAAGCCTTCACGGCCACGCATGGCGCGGGAGGGGCTGCGTAGAGCCGAATGCAAGGGAAGAATTTTGCCTGATCTTGCGAATACACGATATTAGTCAGCCAAGGTTCGGCGGCTGTCATCTGCTCCCATCTACGAGCAGGCAGCCATGCTACAGGCTCCGCAGGGGACAGGGCGGCTTCGAGGGCGGCAAGTGCGGCATGAGCGCGGCGGACGTGGCCGAACGTCATTGGCAGCGGGCCTTCCGTTGTCCAGCCGACACTGTCCTCGTCAGCGTCATTCATTTTCAGAGCGCCAGTTTCCTCAGCAACAATGCTGAGGAGTGATCGCAGATCGGAAATGCTCTCGGCGGCGCCCATCATCTTCTCCTCCCATTATCATTCGCCGCGACCAGTTCACGAAGCTTGGAGGCGATAATGCGGTTGCGACCGTCCTTCCTGCGCTCGTGCCATTTTGCGACCGCCACGAGAACGGCCGCCGGCGCGGTTTCGGGTGAAAGGTTGGCTACGACTTCGAGCCTGTCGCCGGCGTATGGAGCAGGGGTGTAGGTGGTGTCGCGTCTTCTCGACATTTGTGTCTCCTCGGTGTGGTGGTGGTTGGTGTCAGTGAGCCCAAATCAGCACTGCGGTGATAAAGAGCGACAAAGCCAGAAAACTGGCTATGTCGTTCATCAAGTCGGCATGCTGGGTAAGGATGATCTGCTGGACGGTGTTCGGCTCGGTCGCTGCGGCCGCGCTCATACGCCGGCATCCGGCGTCGTGCTGACCTGACCGCAAACGGAGAGAACATCGTAAGTGCCGCCGTGCTCAGAGTGCAGGCGTGCGGCTTCGACCAGCGCAGAATCGTAGGAGGGATGCTCGAAGGGCCACATGCAGGGGCGAATGCGCCCAGTGCTGTCGCCACGGCGGAACACGAAGTGGCCACCGCCGACTTCCTCGCCGTTACGCGGCTTCTTGGGGAAGCGGCGCATGTACTCATATTTCGTCTTGGGCTTGCCGTGCTTCTTGGCCTTGTGGTCCGGGCGCTTCATAGGCTCATCGGACTGGGCAGCAACGGCGACGTCGTCAAACTCTTCGGGACGTGGTCTGTACATAGTGTATCTCCTCTTGTGGTGGCCAGCTTGGTTTGCTGGTTGCAAGAGGAGATATAGACCTACAAACTTTTAGCGTCAATAACAAAGTTTGTAATTTTGTGATTTTAATATTTGCCTGCGAGAACGATCGGGTGAGTCGTTAGGACCTCATTGACGTCAAACTGGATTTCGATCGGCGGATTGTACTGCCGGAGAACTAGGTTGTTGCCCTGACGGCCAACGAACTCTTTGACGTAGCCCCAAGGAGGAGAGCCGTCGTCTTCTATAGGTTTAAGCTGGACAATCACGTCGTCACCTCGACGAGCTGGCTTGCCTGGGTGTACCCACACGGTCTCGCCAGCCTTAAAGCGGGGATACATCGACTCGCCATCTATGTAGACTGCGTAGGCTCCCGCTACGTTCTCTAAAGACGGAGGGCAGACCACGTAGTCGATTACGCTGCCGTTGAATATGTAGCGTCCATCCTCACCTCCAACGGCCATGCCAAGGACGGGGAGCATTTTGTTTGTTGTTACAATCTGTTGGCGTGGAGCAATGGTGGCGTTTGGCGTTTGGCGAGTAGGTCGAAGCAATGGGATCCGATCATCTAAATCGGGGACTTCCTCCTCAGTGCGTGGCATTTTTCGAAAGCCCAGATCTCGCACCCAGGCCTCCGCTGGGAGATCGGGTCCTGCATCCCTCCGAACTGCCACCATGATTGAGTCAAGTTCTATTTCTCGCAGGCCAAGAGCACGCGCCGCCGTTTTCCAATAAGACGGTTTGATAACATCCCCATTCAACCAGTTGCTGATGTTTTGCTGACTGGTGCCAACGACCCGCGCGAGCTCGCTTGCGTTGCCGTCAAATTTTTCGCGAAGTTTTTCGTTGAGGAGGCGTGTAAGGGCCGTTTCCATCAAATTATCCCTAGTTTCCACAATCATTTAGCAAAAATAACGCATTAACACAAACAAACTTATTGACCTAAAAATTGTTTGTGTTAGTTTGTGAATCAACAGCGGCCACACAAGAAGCCGACAGGGCAAAAGACCCCAAGACGAACCTGCAGCATGAAAGGGAATGCGCATGTTTAAGGATTGCGAAAGAAGACGATCGACGACCCAAGCGCTGATCGGCATGAGCGCCATGATGGCGAGAAGAAGATGGGAGCATGAAGCTCCCGACCGCAGAAGAAGATGGCGGCCAGTGACCGGGCCGCCTTAAACGCCAGCAACCAACTGGCGATAACAAAATCAATAATGCCAGAAGGGGAGACGACTATGAGAAAGACCGCAAACAATGACTTCGAAAACTTAGCGCCGGTGGAGCATGAAGCTCTGCCGGCGTTGTCGTGCATGCAGCATAAAACGAAAAGGGGCGTAATGAGCCGGCACCACCCGTAACTCCGCCCCTTCTCCGTACTAACACGCCGAGGAGACCTTCGCCGTAAGGCGGGATCAAAGCGCGTGTTCCATATCCGACACCACATCGGACAGTCAATTCCTACACAAATTTGTAGGAATTGTCAAGCGCTATAAGGTTTCACCAAAATCCTTATAACGCAACCAACCTGCTATGCCGTCACCACCCGCTCCGAAAGGACGATGACATGAACAGCTTCCACGTTCTTCACTTCAAGCTGCGAGCCATCGTAGCGGCTAAGCTGAACAGCGCCATTGCTCATTCCTTCAAATCGTCCGATCCAAGCGAATCCGCCCGAATGCGCGAGCACGTCGTCACCAACGGCTGGCCAGCGGGAAGGGTCAAGCCAAGCTTTCACGCCGACGTGGAAGACGGGCTCCATCACTTTCGTGTCGATGACGATCGCGTACCGGCCTTCGGGGATACGTTTGCGACCGTCGTTGATGGGCTCGAATTTGAATTTGCCGGCCTTGCGGTCGGAGATCTTGCCGTAGGTGCGGGCAACCGTAATAGGCGTGATGGAAGGAGCGGTTTCTGCCGCCTCGCGAGCCATCTCTGCCACGTCATCTTCGGAGACACCCAGGAAGGCGGCAATCGCCGGGAATTGCCTAGGTCTTGGAATGACGCCAGCCTTCCAGGTACTGTAGGTCTGCTGAGGCACGCCTAGCTCTTCGTACACAGCGCGATCCTTTACGGCTCTCCGCTTCTGTTCTTTCAGTATCGACTGCAGGAGGCGCGACTTAACTTCAGGCATGCATCCACCTTGGAGAAATCTTGACAAATTTGTAAAAATAGTTTAGTTTCATAACCCTGCTGCTTTGTCAACCACAAGGCGGCCACCACGCAGAGGAGACGACATGACGCTTATCACCAGCACTATGCTGGCGGATATGCACGCGCGCCGTGAAAACGGTGAGAGCGTCGCAGATATTGCCGCCAGACACAACGTCAAGCCGATGGCCGCATACCAGCGGCTGCGGCGCGCATACGGCCTGCACAAGCAGCGCGCCTTCATCCCAGCCAATGACAACAATCCAGACCGCACTACGCACCTGGCACCGCACAACGGCGGTTGCTCCACGCTCTCCGGCCTTATGCCGGTTTCACTGCCGCGCGTTCTTACTGCGGCGAACGACAATGCTGACGATCTGGCAGCCGGGCAGGCGGTCAACGACTACGCGCTGCGTGGGGTGGCGAGTGGGCGGGTGGCGGCATGACCTGCGACTGCGAATTCTTCAATTTCGGCGATCCGGTCCGCAACCGACAAAACCCTCATCTCACAGGCGTCGTCATCGGCGATCGCAACTGGGGCAGCGAGTACCAGGTGCGCCTTGCCGACGGCGCCTCGACGATCTGGTGGCACGGCTTCGAGATCGAGCACGATCCGGATGGCGAACCGCCAGCGAAAGAGGACGACGACACCAACGTCGTCAAGGTGGACTTCACACAACGGCGCGCGATGACCGCCGAAACAACAACGGAAGGAGCAGCGTGATGGGTGAGTTTAAGAAGGGTGTCGTAATCAGAGCGAAGCGCGACATAAACGGCTTTTTCGACAAAGGGGCTAATTATCGTATCGCGAAAAAGATCGGCCAGAACTTCGTACTCACCGATAACGACGAGCCCGAGCTTGAGGATGCGAAACATCATACCGATTTGTCGTGGCTGATCGAGAATTTCGAATTGGTCACCCTCAAAATCGAAGCCGGCAAGTTCTATAGGACGCGCGACGGCCGCAAGGTCGGGCCGGCCTTTATTGTTGGCAGATGCGCAGTATTCGGCAACGGCAGCAATTATGCCAGCGCGGTATGGGCAGACGATGGTCGCTCATCTCGTCGAGACGACAAGTTGAGCCTGAAAGACAACGACATCATCGCCGAATGGATCGAAGAGCCCGTAGTTGCCAGCAACGACAACGCGAAGCCGAAGTTCAAGGTCGGTGATCGGGTGCGCGTCGTGAAGCAAGGGTTCACCAACGGCGGATCTGGTCACAACGCAAAAGTCGGCGACGTCTTTACGCTGAAATATATGAACTCGGCAAAGACATTCTGGCGCACGGATGGGCCAGACTTCTACGAGCACGAGTTGGAACCTGTGTTGGACACTGCAAAAGTCACACCACCCACCTCAATCGTCGCCCTTATCGAAAACGGCCAACCGAAGCCGTCCGCCACGCCGCACGTTCACGCGTCCACCGGCGCGGCGGAGAAGGAAGCCAAGCGCCTTGCGGCCAAATACAAGGGCCAGCAGTTCGGCGTGTTCACGCTGACCACGACGCACGAAGAAGCCGCGCCTGTCTATGACCACAAGTGGCAGAACATGGCGGCTCTGGGCCTCAAGATCGACGCGATCAAGGAACTGCGAGCTGTTGCCGGCCTTACTTTGAAGGGTGCCAAAGACGCGGTCGAGGCGTGGATCGAATACGAGAACGCAGCCTAACCAGCGCTAGCGGCTGGCCACCAACCAGCCGCACTTCACCATACATTGAGGAGACAATTATGAAGGATGCTTTCGCAATCCTCGGCGCGACGCTCATCACGCTTGTGCCGCTCAGCGCTGTCATTGCTGCAGTCGCAGCTTGGGTGACGCACGTCTATGTGTGTATTCAGGCCAGTGCATGGATCCTGCTGGCCTTCGGGTGCATCGTCGCGCCTGTCGGTATCATCCACGGCGTCGGCGTTTGGTTGGGAGCGTTCTGATGACGTCCCCTTGGTACACCGAATCCATCACCGCACCTCCGCTCGACCACGTGCCAGTCACACCGACGCCGCGCAAATACGTCCTTCGCGGACTGAAGCGCGGCGGCATTGCTGCGGTGACAGCAGCGGCGGCAATCGCCCTCATCACGCTGTTCCCGTTAGCGATCGTGGCAATCGTCGTGCTTGGCGCCTTCTGGTGGCTCTTTTGCCTCCTGTTCGCACGCTGATCGCTCATTGGCGGTGGCTCATTGTCTTTGCAGCCGCAGCCTACATCGCAGCCATCATTTTCACCGCACCACCACACTGAGGAGGCCTTATGGCTATCAAATGGGATGAACTGAAGGACACTTCAGACACCGATCCACCGATCACCACGCTTTACGGCGGCGCAAAGCTGGGCAAGACGACCTTGGCGTCTGAATGGCCGGCTCCTTACTATTGCCGCACTGGAGAAGGCGAGAGACAGAGCGCAGGCACGCCGATGAAGTCTTTCGGCGTTTCCGAGAACTATGAAGATGTCGTCGACCAAATCACCTACATCCTGGAAGCAGAACACGATCGTCGCACGTTCGTCCTCGATGCGCTCGACGGCATGGAGGTCTTCGTCAATGCCGAGGCTTGCGCTCGAAACGGCTGGGCAGACATCGAGGAGCCAGGATTCGGAAAAGGCTACGCGGCGGCCCACTCGGTCTGGCTGGAATTTATCAAGCTTTTGCTGAAACTGAAGAAGGCCGGATACTACGTCGTACTCATCTCGCACGTGAAGGCCAAGACCGTACCCGGCGTCACGACCGACAGCTACCCTCGCTACATGCTCAATCTGCGCGATGACGCGGGTAGCGCGATATGCGATGCCTCGGACCTTATTGGCTTCCTGCATCAGCGCGTGTCGATCGCAAAGGAAGATCTTGGCTTCAAGAAGACTGCGAAACGCGGGCAGGGCGGCGGCGAGGTCAATATAGCTGTGCAGGAACGTCCAGGCTTCATCGCTGGCAACCGGTACCAGATTGCAAAGCCCATTCTCGAATACAAGCAGGGGCAGGGCTTTGCCGCTCTCAACCAATACTTCCCTCCGCAGCCTGACGTCGTGACCGCGGCTGTTCCTGATGAGCAGGAAGGGGAGGCGGCATGACCATGTTCCGCGGCGAGTCGTGGTTCGCGTGGCATCCCGTAAAGGCACGCACTCGATCCGGTCAGTTGATCTGGGTCTGGCTCACTTATGTCTGGCGCGATCAGGCGTCGACGCCATTCGGTAGCGGTCCTTTCCGCTATTACCTTCGCTAACCACCACACCAACACCATAGGAGACTACGCATGGCAGGACTTGGTCAAAGATTTGATGCGACCGCACACGACACACAGCAGAACGACTACGCCGAACTTCCAAACGGCATTTACAAACTCGAGATCGAGGCGAGCGAGGTCGGCCCCACGAAGGCAGGCAACGGCACCATTCTCAAGACGACGATGGTCGTCATCGAGCCCGAAAGCCTCAAGGGCCGCAAACTCTTCACGACCTACAATCTCGAAAATTCCAACCCCCAAGCCCAGGAGATCGGACAGAAGCAGTTCGCCAGCCTCTGCCGTGCTGTTGGTGTTTCGGCAGTTGAGGACAGTGAAGAGCTTCACTTCCTCGCGTTCACGGCAAAGGTCGGCCTCGGAAAGGCGCAAAATGGCTACGCCGCACGCGCCGAAATCAAGCGGTACTTCTTCGAAGACGAAGGCAACGTACCGGCGCCTGCGATCGACGCCAACCAGCCTGCGCCTCAGCCAGCCGCAGCCAACGACAACCGCCGCACCGCAGCCAGCAACGACAACAAGCCTGCCGCTGCGGCTGCCGGCACGACGCGCCGGCCCTGGGGAAGCAAGTAACCATCAACGCGGGCTGCCTCACCAGTGGCCCGCTATTTCACCACATTTGAGGAGACACCCATGCACCTTGTCATCCACAAGGAAGACCTGACACGTGCGCTTGCCGCCACGATGAAGGTCGTAGAGGCAAGATCCACCATCCCCATCCTATCGAGCGTTCAAGTTGCTGCCGCAGGTGAAGGCCTTGCTATCACGGCAACCGACCTCGATATTATCGCCACCGCAGGTGTACCTGCTGAGGTCAGCAAGGCAGGAAACATCTGCGTCAGCGCGAAGCTGCTCAACGACATCGCGCGAAAGGCAACCGGCGACATCACCATGACACTGGATGGTGACAAACTTCTGGTGAAGTCCGGACGGTCGCGCTTTTCTCTTGCCACGCTGTCAGCAGATGACTTCCCAACGCTCGGCGACGACAAGTTCGACGCTGAATTCGAGATCGATCTGGCAGGACTGTTCGCACCAGTGTCGTTCGCCATTTCGACCGAAGAAACGCGCTATTATCTGAACGGCGTGTTCTTCAAGGGCGGCGTCAAGTCGGAAGCCGTAGCCACCGACGGCCATCGTCTTGGCCGCCACTACGGTCCAGAGCTGCCAGCCTTCGACGGCATTATCGTGCCGCGCAAGACCGTTGGCCTGTTGCCAAAAGGCAAGGTGCAGGTGGCTGTGAGCCAGCAGAAAATCCGCATCGTGTCGGACGACGTGCGCATTACCTCAAAGCTGATCGATGGCACGTTCCCAGACTACGAACGAGTCATTCCGAAAAGCAACGAACGCGTCGTGACTGTCGATCGCGATGCACTGATGAAGGCGTCCGATCGTGTGTCGACGGTGTCGTCTGAGCGTGGCCGCGCCGTGAAGTTCAGCATCGCGCCCGGCAGCATCGCGCTTGCTGTTGCGGCTGGCGAGGCGTCGGCAAATGACGAAGTTGAGGCGGAATACAGCGGCGAGCCGATGGATATCGGTTTCAATGCGGCATACGTCCGCGACGTGTTGAATGTGTTGCCAGCTGGTCCGGTCAAGCTGGCCTTGCAGGATGGGGGCACGCCGGGGCTGATCAGGTCCGATGGCTTCGAGGGGCTGTCGCTCGTTTGCATGCCTATGAGGGTCAGCTGATGGTGGCTCTTGTAATTTTCGCTTCTCGTGTGGGGTCATAATGGCCCCACTACCTCGCGCACAATCCAGTACTGTCAGAGCAATATATCAAGCCTACGAAGCCGCAGCCTCGTCATGGGACAGCCTCGGCATATCCGTCGGTGAGGCCAACAACCCATGCGACCGTGCTCTCTGGTATGCCTTTCGCTGGGCATCGCCGCTTGAAAAGCACCACGGCCGGCAGCTTCGATTGTTCGAGACCGGCAACATCGAGGAGGACAGGCTCGTTGCCGACCTGGAGCGCATCGGCGTCGATGTCTATGGGCAGCAGGACAAGATCAGGCTGGTGCAGGGGCACGTCCGCGGCAAGTGCGACGGCAAGGCGATGGGCGTCGTCGAGGCGCCGAAGACTGAGCATCTGCTCGAATTTAAGTCTAGCAATGCCAAAGGTATGAAGCTGATAGTTAAAGACGGATGTGAGAAGGCGAAGCCGCTCCACTACGGCCAGTGCCAGCTTGGGTTACACGCCTTCGGTCTGTCGCGATGCCTCTACCTCGTCAGCTGCAAAGATGACGACACGCTCTATGCCGAGCGCATCGAATATGATCCCGAGTTCTGCCTGCGTCTGCTGGCGCGGTTGGAGCGCATCATTAGTTCACCTGAGCCGCCTTCACGCATCAACGAGGCACCGGACTGGTTCGAATGCATGTTCTGCAAGCACAAGCCTGTCTGCAAGGAGGGCGCTTGGCCCCGCGTGACGTGCCGGTCCTGCATCCACTCTTCACCGGAGATGGGCGGCGATGGTCATTGGTCATGCGCGCGATGGGCAAAGCCGATCTCATTCGACGAGCAAAAGGAAGGCTGCCCCACGCATCTCACCATCCCGGCTCTCGTGCCAGGCGAACAGACTGATTGCGACGAGGAAGCTGAGACGATCACTTACGTCCTGCGAGATGGCACGACATGGATTGATGGCGCCACCAACGCCTGACCACACCACATGAGGAGACCACGATGCCACCTATTGCGGTGAATGATAACAACCCGCGCAATCCAGAGTTCGACCGCAAGTTATTGGCCTATGAGCCGGCACTGCGAAGACTGGCGCGGAAGATCACCAAGAATGAAGATGCGAGCGACGAACTGTTTCAGTCGGCGATGGTCGTTATGTTGCGCCGTCATCGCGAATGCCGCCTTGAGACTTTCTGGACGTGGGCCGTCCTCTGCGTAAGGGGGACGGCGCAGGAATTCGTTCGCACCAATTCCACCAAATCGCGGTCCGCTGAGGTCTGCAGTCTCTCGGCGTTTGACGAACTGCCGGGCTCTACCTTTCCGCATCAGGAGGAAGGTACAGACCTATCGCGTGTTGTTTCCCTGCTGGAGGGCCGCAATGGCACGATGCTGATGCGCAGGGCAATGGGTGAGACGCTGGAGGCCATCGGCAACGACCATGGCCTTACGAAAGAACGCGTTCGCCAGGTTGTCATCAAGGAGCGGGCGAGGGTGCTTGGGCAGCTGCGGGAGGCTGGTTAGAGAAATAGCCTAAAGAAAGGTACGGCGATCTGTAACACCGTGCCAACCGAAACAATGACTAGGCCCCGCTTTGCGCCACGCGATGACTTAAGGAGCGATTGGACGTGCGGGAGCTGTAATGCCTGCTCGTGCGTCTCAGGCGCATATCGAGAAACGCCAATGGTTGCTGCTTCCGCTTCGGTAAGAATGACCGATCTAGCGGTCAGGCCCGCGCCAATAGCCGTCAGTGCTAGCCCAATCACTGCAAAAAAGTCTGCCCACCAAGAAAGGTCCATGAGGAAACATGCTCCAACTGCGCCACTACCAAGAAGAAGCAGAAAACGCCGTCTTTGACTACTGGTCAACGACGGCCGGCAATCCGCTCGTTGGTCTTGCGACCGGCTGCGGCAAGTCGCTGCTCATGGCTTCGCTCATCAAGAGGCTGGTTGAAGGCTGGCGGGACATGCGCATCCTTGTCGCTACCCATGTCGCCGAGCTGATCGAGCAGAACTACCTTGAGCTGCTTGGTATCTGGCCTTTTGCGCCGGCGGGGATTTTCTCGGCTGGCCTCGGCCGCCGTGACGCGCGTAGTCAGATCATCTTCGCAGGTATTCAGACCGTGCACAGCAAAGCTGCGCTCATCGGCCACATCGACGTCTTGATGGTCGATGAGTGTCATCTTATCCCCACCAACAGCAACACGATGTACGGCCGCTTCATCGCAGCCCTGCGTGCCATCAATCCAGACATGAAGATCCTGGGGCTAACTGCGACGCCTTACCGGCTGGATACAGGTCGTCTTGATGAGGGTGATGATCGGCTTTTCGACCAGATCGTCTACACCTACGGCATCGCAGATGGCGTTGCTGACGGTTATCTTGCGCCGCTTTCGTCCAAGGCTACGGCAACAACCTTTGACATGAAGGGCGTCGGTAGGCAGGGCGGCGATTACAAGCAGTCCGCGTTGCAGGCTGCCGTAGACAAGATGGACGTCACGCGGTCTGCCGTTAATGAGATTTTTGCGAAGGGCGCCGACCGTAAGTCATGGCTTTGCTTCTGCTCGGGCGTCGACCATGCTGAGCACGTGCGTGACGAGATCCGTTCGCGCGGCATCTCCTGCGAGATGATTAGCGGCGAAACCCCTAAGGATGAACGCCGGCGCATCATCGAGGACTTCAAGTCCTACAAGATCCGTGCTCTGACCAACAACTCAGTGCTGACCACAGGCTTCAATCACAAGGGCGTCGATCTGATCGCAGCCCTTCGCCCGACGTTGTCGGTGTCGCTATATGTGCAGATGATGGGTCGCGGCACTCGCGTCATTTACGCGCCTGGCATGCCTCTCGACACGCCTCAGGAGCGCGTAGCTGCAATCAAGGCTGGTCCGAAACCTTCGTGCCTCGTGCTAGATTTCGCCGGGCTCGTTGACAAGCATGGACCGGTCGACATGGTGCAGCCAAAGACGCCCAACAAGGGCGACGGCGAAGCACCTGTAAAGGTGTGCCCGTTCGACGTCGAAGACAAAAATGGTCGCTTCGGCTGTGGTGAAAAGGTGCATGCCTCGGCGCATACGTGCTCTTGCTGCGGATATGAGTTCGACATCGACGACAGCCCGAAGATTACGGCGACGGCCGCAGACACGCCGATCATGTCGACGGCTGAACCTGAACCCCGAACGGTCACATCGCGCAGCTTCTACTACCATGAGGGCAAGGGGGATAAACCGCCGTCCGTTAAGGTCAGCTACATGTCCGGCATGACGGCGATCAATGAGTGGGTTTGCCCGCAACATAGCGGTTTTGCCAAAACCAAAGCTGACCGCTACTGGCGCGCGCATGGCGGCAGGATGCCGTTTCCCAGGACGGTGCTGGAGTGGATTGAACGTCAGTCAGAGCTTGCCGATACGGTAGAGATAACGGTCAAGCCGCGTCAGAAGTATTGGGATGTCGTAGGTCATGTGGTTGGTGAGGCCAATGACAATCTGAGGTTGGGAAAGATTAGTTTGGCGTCTTGAAAATAGTCTCAAAGCCTGATTCAGTTGCCAACGGTTGCTGGGGGCATGCATGCTAGAGACATTATTGCAGTCGGGTACTGTTAACAGAGATATTTTTGTCAGCGTAGCGGGAATGTTGATTGGAACCGCTATGCTGGCGTTCGCCAAGCCTTCTATACCTCGCTCACTTTGGGCCCACATCCGAGCTCGATATTTCCGCATCAGAAAAGGAGAGGCGCTCGGGGTCATCGTCTGTGATCTTCGAGGGGATGACAACCGATCAATATCTTATCTCATACTGTCTCACCTACGCCAAAACTACGTTAGGCCAGTGGGTGCCGACGGTGCCGAGGGGAGGCCGCTGGTTGCCGCCAAGTTCCCCTTGTCCCTCCATGGTACGGGCGACACCGACCAAGAGGAGAGACGGATTGAGCAGCGTGCCTTGAAGTGGTTGGCGAAGGCTAATGCGGATATCATCGTTTGGGGTGATCACGCCAAATCAGGCAACATCAATACGATCAACATTCTGGGGCTGAGGTCAAAAGAGAGGATACACGCTAAGATTCATGTGGATTTCAATGATAGCACTTTGAATGATCTGATTGCTGAAGTGGTGACGAGAGAAGTTGCGTCAATTTCAACCGATGCGTTCTCTGACCCGTCTAGGTATGATCTGACCACCTTGCGAGGTATCCTAAAGAACACTGAAGCGCTTATTGGCTCATCTTTCCCTGGGTTTAACTCGTCAACCGAGCTTCGAATTCGAGAGAGCATAAGCAATGTAATGAGCGAGGTTTGCAAGCGATCTAGTGATGCTGACGATTGGCGAGCAGCGACGGAGAATTCACGCAAGATTGTTGTAAATCTGGAGGCGGAAAAATTTAGCCCACGATGGGCGAAATCCGTCAACAATCTGCTGAGATTCCTAACCGTGAGCGCTTGGTCTGGCCATTGCTTAGACACATTAGAGTTCGCGCTGCATGCTGCGGAACAGTTGGAATTGCGAGGCCTTGAGCCAAGAGCAGTGGGGGGCCCGTCTTTTGCAGAGAGAATTTCGATATTGAAATATATCGCCGGGATCGCGGCGGGACAAAGTAGGCGACTTGTCCATTCTCTGATCAATACTGATAAAAACACGTCAAATTTTGCGATAAACCTCGACTACAGCGCAAAAAATAAACAAATTATATTCTTGACCAATCGTGAATCGCTTTCAGATTTTATAAAATTCATTGAGTCTCTTTCAATCGAAGAGGAGATAAGGTGCTTTATTGTCACTGAATATTTGCTGTCTATATTTCAGTTCGAAGCCGAGGAAGCGGATCATAATTATATCATTAGATATCTATCGTCATTCATCAAGGACGAACGTCCCCTAACCTCCATGGATCAGGCATGGAAGATATTCTTCAGCTTATATATTTTAGCGAGGATTACTTCTACGGAAGGATTCTCCCTGGTGCTGGATGCTGACAGATCATTTCCAATCGAGTATCTAATGCGGAATTCGGCCGGCAAACTGTATCATTTTAGCGGTATATTTCCCAGAGGAAGCTCAACTAGAATAGAATTTATTAATTTAACTGCGCATGTTTTGGCGGTTTGTGCTATTTATTCTGAAGATTCTCATGTTTTTAAGCTTTCAGAAGATTTTTGGTCGGAAACCTACAAGCTGGCGACAACTCATTTTCCAACACGCGTGGTAAGTCTACAGATTGCCCGCTGTATCGATCTCAATAACTGGGGCGCTCGTAAAGCGGACCCTGATGCTCTCGATCAATCCATTGGAATAAGCAAAGCATTTGCATTGGATCAAAATCTACCCCCCAACGATCGAATCCATTCGGGGTACGTACTTGCTTTTGCTTGGGCCGCGAAGGCCGCACTAGGACTTCACACTGATCGTGTAAGAGCTAAGCGTGACGCCCAAGAGGCGATGGATATTTGCCTTCGGTGTGAAGCTGCCGCTGACTCGGCGGACTATCTGTCAACTAGGGCTTCTATCAATTCGGTCCGTAAACTTCGCGGCTACATAGACGAGCTGGAATTACTCTAAAACTCGGCATCCAATGTGGTTCTTGACAAATTTGTAAAAACGGTTTAGCTTTGAATACTGCGCCACACCAATGGCGTCACCACATTGAGGAGATGAGAATGAGCGAGAGAAGATCCGCCAACGACAACTATTTGGCCGCCGACGTCGCCAACCTCGAGGCGCTCTTCGCCGACATGTTGGCCGCTTATCCAGAGCTAGAGGCCGACGAAGAGCTGCGCGCTGATATGCTGGAAGGCGAGACCAACTTCCACGCCGTCCTGACTCGCCTCGTCAACGGTGAGCGCGACGCCGACAGCCTGGCAAAGGCCGTGGCTGGCCGCATCTCCGACCTGCAAGCGCGTAAGGCTCGCGCAGAGCGACGCAAAGAAGCCATGCGTAGCCTGATGTTCAAGCTGCTGAAAGTTGCTGGTGTGCCGCGCGTGCCGCTTGCAGAGGCGACAATCTCCATTGGCAGGAAGGCTGCAAGTGTCGAGATCATCGATGAGGCTTTGCTGCCGAAGGCCTACCTGCGGGTCTCGACGTCGCCGGACAAGACCGCCATCAAGGAAGCGCTGCAGACTGGGGCGTCAGTGCCGGGAGCGAAGATCGGCGAGGCGGGTGAGCAGCTGTCGGTGAGGGTGGCTTAGACGGTAGGCCAGTTAAAATATTCATATAGTCCAGTGAGCGCTCTGGGCTCTACACCTACCGTCCGTAAGAGATCTGGCAGGGGCCCAATTGGAAGTTTGTTTTCGCGCAAGTCATACCGCCCGGCGCTATCGAGGTTGCGAGATACAGACAACAACATGTGCCAGACGATATAGCTTTTCGCTAAAGCCTCTCTGGACGCGTTGTATGTCGAGCGGGATGGAGCGGAACCCAACAACGCGTCTATCTCGACTTTCCTACCAGAAACGATTGAACCAAGCATAGGATCGATATTGTGAAGGGCGGCCATGTAATCAGCCGTCTTCGCAAAAGGAGACGGTTGTTGAGGAGCATAAAGGCCCATTGCCGAACTATGCTTAACGAGGCGAGCGCTGGCATCCCTAAATTCGTCGGCAACTATTGAGCACGCGATTACGGCCGCTCTCTTACTCTTAGCGTCTTCCAAGGCCAAAGAGGTCGCGGTGGAATGACGCGCTGCAATTAGTGCGAAAGCACCACCAGCCACGGCAAAGACGCCGGCGATGAGCGTCTGATATGGAGAAACCCATTTGAGTAAGGCTATCCACCGAACGCCTTCCCAGTAGTTAGAGAGACACGCAGAGGAAAGAAAAACGCCGCAGCTGCTCTCATAGTGCCATGAGACAAAAGCGAGCAAAGCCCACGAACAGACGCCTACCCACCAGTAACGCTTAAGCTTTTCCACGATTTCGCCGACCCCGATTCCCCGTCGTCGACACTACCACACCACCCGCCGCGCCACCAACGCGGCTTCCGCTTCGGCGGTAACACCATAGTCTGAGGAGACATTATGAACCCGCTTCCAGAGGGGCGCTTCGGCGCGATCCTTGCTGACCCGCCATGGTCATTCAGAACCTACGCCAACGACAATGTCGCGCCCGCACGCGGTGCGCAGCCTTATGCCGTGATGTCGCTAGACGATATTGCGGCGCTGCCCGTTTCCGACGTCGCGGCTACTGACTGCCTGCTGTTTATGTGGACGGTCAGCCACCTCCAGCGCGCGGCCTTCGACGTCGCTGCCGCTTGGGGTTTCAAGCCGGTCTCGCTGGCATTTGTCTGGGATAAAGGCCGCATGGGCATGGGCTATTGGACCCGGCAGGAGGTAGAGGTCTGCCATTTGTTCAAGCGTGGTCGCCCAAGGCGCCTAAGCCGCGGAGTGAGGTCGGTCATTCGCGCGCCGCGGCGGGAGCATTCACGCAAGCCCGATGAGCAGTATGGACGCATCGAGTCGCTTGTCGCCGGTCCGTACCTAGAGTTGTTCGCTAGACAGGCGTGGCCGGGTTGGTCGGCTTGGGGCAATCAGGTCGGGAAGTTTGATGTGGCGGAGGCAGCGTAATGGCCAAGCTCACCAAAGCTCAAGCAAAAGCCCATGCGCAGGCCTGCCACCTGCTGACCAAAGACGTGCTGACTGAAGACGACAAGGACTTCGTTCTCAAGAACTGGAACGAGGGCGCAAACCACGTAAATGGAGCGGCTGGCGCGTTCTTCACACCGTACGATATGGCGTTCGATTTCACCATAGATGCTATCGGTCAGGGCGGATACGGCGGGCGGATCATCGATCTGTGCGCTGGCATCGGCATGCTGTCCTACGCATGCTGGCATCGAAGCCACCAAAAGGCCCGCATCACCTGTGTGGAGCGCAATCCGGATTATCTCGCTGTTGGTCAGAAGATCCTGCCTGAGGCGGAGTGGATACTCGCAGACGTGATGGATGTGCTGGGCATGGGTCTGCACACTGGACCGGCTGGCCGCTTCGACGTGGCGATCAGCAATCCGCCTTTCGGCAAAATCAAGCGAGTCGGCGGGGCACCTCGATACACCGGCGCAGAGTTCGAATTCCACGTCATCGATATAGCCGCGCATCTGGCTAACTCGGGCGCATTCATCGTGCCGCAAATGTCAGCTGGCTTCAACTACAGCGGCCGGCCTTGCTACGAGCGACAGAAGGACGGCAAGGCGATGAAATTCCAGGAGCTGACCGGCCTTCATTTCGAGGCGGGCTGCGGGATCGATACGTCTTTCTATATCAACGATTGGAAGGGGGTTTCGCCGATGTGCGAGATCGTGTGCGTCGAGTTTGAGCGTCCGGACGAAGCGTGTCTCATTGAGGCGGCAAATGACAATGTGTCGCCGGTTCAGGCGGATTTGTTTGGGGTGGCAGCATGACCGTATCACGGGAAAAAGTCGCAGGCTGGCAAAGTACTGAAAAGCTCGAAGCGGTCTTTATTGTCGATGTAGTGCGCGATTATTTTGACTGTGACGTCGCCTTCGGGCACGGCCGGACGGCTCGGCTCGTTTTCAAGGTCAGTCCACCTGAATTCGAGGTCGAGGACATGCGGTTTTTCTTGGCGACTAATCCAGCCCATAACTTTCGGCGTCCAATCAAGGGACCCGTCGGAGCTAAGGCAATAAATCCTTCCCGCGACTGGCTCGGGTTTCTCAGTGGCATAGCGCCAAACCCTAGTCGGTTTCTGAGAATCTGGAACGTCGATAATTTGGATACGATCTATCAGCATCGATCGTCTGTTCCAGTTTATCACGCGGAAGCCAGGGCCGCTGCCGTTGCCAGCTTTTCTTTGCGGCTCAATCGATGGCTCACCGTCGCCAAGGATGAACGACGTCTGTTTTCTCTGTTCAGCAAGCTGACTTCGAGTAAATCCAATAGTCACACCAGCTGCTATCAGTCCAACCCATCCGCTCAATGCGCTGAGCCAGCCTTGCAGGCTACATCCATCCCCTTTGCACGCGTTCAAAACCGAAAAGTCTGGAAGAAATCGAACGGCGAGCGATACAAGACAAAGCACCGCTATGGTGCTGCAGCCAATGTAAAAAGGTCTCTGGTGCATAGACAGTATCTCGAACGACGTGAGGGACAGAAAGCACAAAGAACAAGACCTTGGCAAGGAGAAGCAGCATGACACCCGCCGAGATGAAAGACGCCTGCAACGCAAGCCTTGCTGGCGCGCGAGAACTGGGTCTGGAAGAGAGCAAGGCTAGCGTTACGTTGGTCTTGCCTAAAGGCTTCAAGGTACCGCCCAGGTTCCCGCGCGGATACCTGTTGCAAGTCAAGGATGACGGCAGCCGACTGTGCAGCTTTCCTGCAAAGAAGCTGTTGGTGTGGGTCGAATGGGCGGAGGCGCAGGCATGACCAAACTCCCAACAACCCCACGCCAGCACACGCCAACGGTCGACGCCGACCACAATCCGACGACCTGCTTCGTCTGCGGAATGCACGCATTCGGTATCGGCGTGAACGCCAACAGCCGCGAGAAAGACCCCCACTATATCTGCCGGAGGTGCGCCGTGGGCATCGACAATTACAAGAAGATCGATCGCCTCGACGACTACGAACTGCGGGCATTGGATGCGGGCGTTGATGCCGTCGGCGAATACATTGCGTCGCATGGCGTCACGGACCTCGCGCACTTCGATGAGCTCATGCAGCGCATGATGGTCAAGGAGGCATGGGAGGGCTGTGCGCGGGGGCTAAGGGCGGCGCTGAGTGAGGTGCCGTTTTGATGGTCAAATCCGGCGGATGATATGCTCGACCGGGTCACGCACCTCATAACCCGTGGCAGGATTGAAACCTGCCATTAACTGCCAAAAAAACCGCAACACGACTTTCTGGTCATCATAATCCGTTGTGCGAGGGTCGTACTCTTTCATTGCTCTGCTGAGCCTTTGCAGAAACTCAAAGCTAGCCTGATCTGCGACATCGGTGTTGTTGAGCACATACTGAATATCATCTCGGAGGACTGACATTGCGATCAACAGCTCACTGCCTTCGTTCTGCGAGATGTTGTTCGCCACGTCATGCCACTTGTCGCCATCGACCTTTCCACTTGGCCGACTGAAATAACTTTTAAAGCTCTTCTGAGGGACAAGTTCGTCGGCCAAATTAAAATCTACAAATCCTGCCTCTGCGGCGGAGAGAAATTGGATCACGGCCGATCTGCGAAATGCCAGATAGCTTTGAAGCAGATAACGCCGTAGTCGCTTCCGTTTTGAAATCTCAGGAAGCTGCACCAAAAGCCAATAGAATAACACGCTTACCGATGTTCCGAGGCCAAACTCAAACAGGAGGCTATTCCAAAAAGCCGGATGATCTACCGAAAGACACCACGGACCGATTGCGCACCATGCATCGCGCGCAAGAGGATCGGGATTGCCAAATGCAACCGCAACCAATCCGCAAACAAACAAAAGTGGAAGGCTCCACTCAACTACTTTTTGCAACTTTCAGCTCCGTTCCACTCGAATTGCCATTCTAACCGACGACGCCACCAACGTCTCGGCACAACAACACCACATCAAGAGGAGATTACCATGACGCTTCACTTCGTGCCCGATCCTTCGCGTCCGCTTATTATTGACAGTTTCGCTGGAGGCGGTGGCGCTTCTACTGGCATTGAGCTTGCCCTCGGGAGATCGCCAGATTTGGCCATCAATCACAACCCGGCTGCGCTGGCTCTCCACGCCGCGAACCATCCCGAGACGCTCCATCTGTCGGAGAATGTCTACAAGGTTGATCCGCTGGACTATCTGCGACGCAGGCACGTCGGGCTCGCATGGTTTTCGCCTGACTGCAAACACTTCTCGAAGGCTAAGGGCGGCAAACCTGTGGAGCGGAATATCCGTGACTTATGCTGGATCATTCCCGGCTGGATCGAGCGCATCCAGAAGAGCGGCGGCAAAGTCGATGTCGTCATTATGGAGAATGTTGAGGAATTCAAAGACTATGGCCCACTGATGCAGACCGAGCGTGGCCTCATGCCGGACCCGGAGCGCAAAGGCGAAACCTTTAAGGACTGGTGCAAGAAGCTTCGGAAGCTTGGTGGAAAGATTGAGTTTCGCGAGTTGCGGGCGTGCGACTACGGTGCACCGACCATCCGAAAGCGTCTGTTTGTTATTGTCCGATTCGATGGAAAGCCGATCGTCTGGCCAATGCCGACGCATGGAAAACCGACTGATACTGATGTTGTCGCTGGTCGAAAGCTGGCATGGCGCACGGCTGCTGAGTGCATCGACTGGAGCCTGCCTTGCCCATCGATTTTTGATACTACAGAGCAGGTGATGGCTCGCCACGGTTTGCGTGCCGTGCGGCCGCTCGCTGATGCCACGATGTCGCGTGTTGCGCGCGGGATGAAGCGGTACGTGTTGGATGCGGAGCGGCCATTCCTCGTTCAGACAGGATACGGTGAGCGGAAAGGGCAGGAGCCACGGTGCATGGACGTGGATGGTCCGCTTGGCACTGTCGTCGCCGGCGGCATAAAGCATGCGGTCGTTGCACCAAACCTTATGAGCCTAAAGGGCAACGCGCGGCGAGACAGCGCGGCAAATGACCCGCATCCTACTGTTCTGGCTGGCGGCGGTCACTCGGCTGTCATAGCGCCGCACCTCATGACGATGCGGAATGCCGGCAAGCCCTTCAATGGTGCTGATGAGCCGACACACACGATCACTGCTGGCGGTGCTGGCCTTTCACTGGTTGCGCCCGTACTCAGCTATGCTCAGCAAGGCGGCGCTAATCGTTCGGTCGAGGATCCGCATCACACCATCTGCGCAAGCCAGAAGGATCAAAACCAAGTAGCTATGGCCTTCATCGCCCAGCACAATAATGACAACCGTCGTATCGGCGGCGTCAACCCAGGTCGTGACGCTCAAGAGCCGATGTCAACGGTAACAGCCACCGGTGCGCAGCAGGGCGTGGTTTCTGCGTTCGTTTCCCGCCAGTTCGGCGCCTCGATTGGCCATAATGTTGAAGAGCCGTCGGCAACCGTCACGGCTGGCGTCAACAAGTCTGCACTCGTCGCTCCTCACCTGCATGCCTACTACGGATCGGATCAAGACACGCCGGAAGACGAGCCTTTCCACACCATCACGACCAAGCCGCGTTTTAGCCATGTTGAGGCCGATCTCCGCGCGCCGCCTTTTACGACTGACCAGCACGAACGAGCCCGCCAGGTCGCCGAATTCCTGCGCTCTTACGGATTCTGGGATGACAGCGAATTCGTAACGCTTTTCATTGGCGATGCGGAATTTGTCATCGTCGACATCGGCATGAGAATGCTGACGCCTCGAGAACTGTACAACGCTCAGGGCTTCCCTGCCGATTACCGGATCGACGCAGACTTCGATGGCAACGCTTTTCCGAAGTCTGTTCAGGTCAGTTGCGTCGGCAACTCGGTCTCGCCGCCAGTGGCTCGGGCACTCGTCGCTGCGAACTGCGGACATCTAGCTGTCGCTAACGACAACCAGGAGACACCCTTTGCAAACGCCGCTTGAACTAGCGCAACATTACGTCGGACAAGGCTGGCCGGTATTTCCCTGCCGTTCGCACGCCGAGGAGCACGTCGACCAGGCAACCGGCGAGATCATCACTCTCGGAGAAAAGACGCCTTTGACACCTAACGGCTTCAAGGGCGCAACGCGCTTTCCGCGGATCATTGAGAGATGGTGGTCGGATTGGCCGGACGCTGCCGTTGGCTTGCCCACGGGCGAGAAGACAGGCTTCTTCGCGCTCGACATCGACAACAAGCCGGGCGGCGCCAACGGCTTCGACTGGCTGGCTGAGATGGAAGCCGAGCATGGACCGCTGCCTGACACGGCGCGCGTGACGAGCCCTAACGGCGGGCTGCATATCTACTTCAAATACGTTGTGGGCACCCGCAACCGCGGCGCGCTTGGCGCTGGCGTGGATATCCGGTCGGAGGGTGGTTACGTGCTGGCGGCTGGCAGCATGATGGCAAACGGCCGCTCCTACAAGTGGGAAACAGACACGCGCGAAATCGCAGACGCGCCGGCGTGGCTGCTCGACCTGCTGCTGCCGAAGTCTGCACCAGCCCATACGCAGTACAGCCTGTCGGCCGCCACCAACAACGCCTATGTGGATGCCGCCGTCGACCGCGAACTGGCAGACCTTGCTGGTGCGCCGATGGGCAGCCGTAACAACGCGCTGAACGATGCTGCCTTCTCCATCGGCACTATCGTCGGCGCAGGTGCGCTCGGTGAAGCGGAGGCACGCGCCTTGCTGCAGGATGTTGCGCGCGGCTGGGGTCGGGACTGGTCGCGCTGCTGCAAGACCATCGAAAACGGTCTGAAGGCTGGCATCCAGAACCCGCGCCACATTCCGGAGCCGGATTTCCCTGCGCACGACAACACGCGTCTTGTGGATATCACGCGCATGATCCAGCGCGGTCTCGAGAAAGGCAGGCTGCGCGAGCAAGCGGCAAGGGTCGATGCAGACCTTACCGTACAGGAAGAAGTGCTGCGCAACGGCACGTATATTCCCGAGCGGGAAGTTGCATCACTCACCGGTGACGTGGAGCCAGCGAACGACAACGTGCCGCAATCGCCGATCACGGCGACGGCATTCAAATGGATCGACCCAAAGACATTGCCGCGCCGTGAGTTTGCCTACGGCTCGCATTTTATTCGCAAGTATGTGTCGGTCACGGTATCGCCGGGCGGCCTTGGTAAGACGTCGGCCAGCATCGCGGAAGGACTTGCCATGGTGTCGGGCAGGGCACTGCTCGGGATCAAGCCACCCAAGCGCTTGCGCACGTGGATATTCAATGCCGAAGACCCGCGCGACGAAATGGAGCGGCGCATCATGGCTGCTTGCATCCACTACAAGCTAAAGCCTGCCGATCTTGAGGGACATCTGTTCCTGGACAGTGGTCGCGAGCAGGAGCTTGTCGTTGCCATTGAAGACAAGAAGGCCGGCGTGCGCATCCAGCAGCCGATCGTCGAGGCGGTGGTCGAGCAGATCGAGCGATATGGCATCGATGTTATGATCGTGGATCCATTCGTGTCCACGCACGGCGTGAATGAAAATGACAACGGCGCGATCGACAAGGTGGCGAAGCTCTGGGCGCAGATCGCCGACTACACCAACTGCTCGATCGACATCGTGCACCATCTGCGCAAGGTCGCCGACCGAGAGGCTACCGTCGAAGATGCTCGCGGCGCGGTATCGCTGATCGGCGCGGCGCGATCGGTGCGAGTCCTAAACCGCATGTCGGAAGAGCAGGCAATCGAGGCGGGTATCAACAAGGAGGACCGCTTCGGATACTTCTACACCACCTACGGCAAGTCGAACCTGACGCCGCTTTCGCACCGGGCGGAGTGGAGGCATTTGGTCTCGACACCGCTTGGCAACGGCACAGGCCTCGCCCAGCCGCAAGACTTCGCGCCGGTAGTTACAGAGTGGCATTGGCCGAGCGCCGAGGATGTGGCGGGAGACCTCACAGACGACCAGCGTGCGTCCATTCTGGCGGCTGTGAGCGCGTCCGACTACAAGAAGTCACCGAAGGCCAAGAACTGGGTTGGAGCCGCTGTGGCATACGCTGTGGGGCTGGATTTGGACGACAACGTGCAGCGCAAGCGCGCGTCCAGCATCGTCACGGCGCTGATGCGTGAAGGAGCGCTTGTGGAGAGAGAGGAGCGTGATCCGGTCAGGCGGGAGCTGGCGGTGTTTGTGAGGGCGGGTTAGGGGGCGCCCTGATATTTAATTGTTGATGATTTGGGGGGCAACTATAGACATCCGCAAATAACTCGGACCCAATAGAGCTTACAGCTTAGGGTTGGGGGAACGGTGATGCCTAGCAACGTCATGCAAATAGTAAAAGTTAGCGACAGGGAGCTTCTAGAATTCTGCACGACGGCTGCAAAAATCCTTCAGACGGAGGAAGTGCACGTGTCCATTTTTGGAGGCGGACCGGAGCAAACTTACGATCGAAACGATGAGAGGCTGGGGCGCTTTTCCGACAGCTCATTTGGAGCGATAAACTCCGTTAGGATTGTAAAGAGCCCTTATTACATTATCACTCTGCAGAGAGGGCAAGGAAGCAACTCAGAACAGTTGATCTACGATACTTTGAGGATCGACAACGTTGCTGAGGAAAATGGGCAGCCGCAGCACGCCCTTGCATTCGAAGTCATTAAGGAAGTCCAAGAACTCGTTGAGAAAACATTTTCTCAAGATCAAGAATCTATCTCGGTTTTATTCAAAAATCCAAAGCTTTTCAGAGATTTGCTAGCATCCCACCACCGACAGAATGTACAATTGCAAAAGACTGTCCTTGACATTGGAAAGAATGCAGCAAGTGCTCGAATATCCCTTGAAGAGGAGTTTGCGAAGCGCAGACGCCAACTCGAGAATGATGCTCATGCCGCTGAGTTTGAGAGACAAAAAGCACTAGAAGCGAGGCTGGAGGCGGTACGGGCAGAGGACGAGAGACTTCAAGCCCTGCAGAAAGAAATCGATGACCGCAACAACACGCATGCCCGACGAGAGCTACATCGAGATCTAAAGGCGAAAATTTCTCAGCGTGCCGGGAGCATGAAAGTTACTCCTGAGACGATCCGAAATCGTACTCCGATTCATATCGCAACATGTTTAGCGGTTGCATCCATGCTCGGCCTCATACTCTGGCTTTCGGCTCAAGCTGCTTCAATGCCTAGCGGGCTGACCTCTGTGCAGTATTTAATAGCGGGGATTAAACCCGCGTTGCTTACTGTCGCGATGCTGGGTTTGATCGCTTGGTATTTGCGATGGATGAACAGGTGGTTTGAACGTTACGCGGACGCCGAGTTTCAATTGAAGCAATTTGAGTTGGATATCGATCGCGCAAGCTGGGTCGTGGAAGCCGCACTTGAATGGAAACTATCTCAAGACCGGCCAATGCCTGAACATCTCCTTGAGACAATCTCTAGAAATCTCTTTTCCAAGAGTGAGGCCGACGACGCTTCCGACATGCATCCAGCTGATTACTTGGCATCAGCCATACTCGGCAGGGCTTCGGCGCTCAATCTTAAGATGCCGGGTGGCGAGCTGTCGCTCACGGGAAAAGACATTCAGAGGCTTAAAAACGATTAGTTTGAGTATCGTGCCCGAAATGTCGGCTAGCACTGATCGCGACCGTTATTAGGTCTGCAGTATAGCGAAGTCAAAAGAAGCGCTTGGTAAGGCAATCTTCCTATCGTAGGGCCAACTACTACGGCATTCGTAAAGCGTTGGTCGGCACCGCGCCTCTTGTCTATTGATGCGGGCGGCTAGGGTCTCAACAGCTCAGCTATAATTGCTGTATGTGGGGCCGTTGAGAACGTGCGCATCCTTTTGGAATTCCACGCGTTGTTCTCGTTCAACATGAGCGAGGAGAATTTCATGTCCAAGAGAGAGCTAATCGATACCGGCACTGACAAGCGCTATGTCCGCCGGGACGAAAAGGGCCAGTTCAAAGAAAGTGTCGACGTTGGTCGGTCGTTGTCGGCTGATAAGCGGCACAAGGCGAAGCACAACGCCAAGCCCGGCGAGGGCGATCGCGGCGATCACAAATAGGACTGAGGCTGTCCATGCAGGATGAAATCCGTATTGAACTCAAGCAGCTCGCAGACCGGTTTGTTCAGAAAGGACACACGGCCCCAGACGTCATCGCAGCCATGAAGCAAGCTCTTGATGAATTGACGACTTCGTATGAGGAAGATTCGGATCCCTCAGACGATCCGAAGCAGATAGACGAGCCGGCCAACGATTGGCCGGGCGCGTGACGGGAACCAAAGACGTTGTCGCTAGTTTCGTGGCCAGACAGCTTGAGCCCTGACCACGGATGTACTGGCAGAGGCGATAGCTACAGGAAGGTCGGGGCGAATAGCACCGGCCTTTTTTCTATTTAAGTTAGATTTTTACCGGTATCCACAGCTACTTTAAGATGTGGTATGGAATGTCGGCTGATGTTGTGGTCGTGTATTCATTGTTTGGTTGCCTCTGGGTCGGATTATCATTCCAATGTTGCGGTCTTTGCAGTTTAAATTTGGCTCATCGAAAGATGCCACTCCCCTTAGCATTGAGGTCAGGCCGTCAATCACGATCTTCGTCGGCCCAAACAACTCGGGGAAAAGTCAAGCTCTGCGGGAGATTAACAATTATTTCTCAATCGGAAGTAATGGCGGCGGTGTTGTTGTTGAATCTGTGCAGTTTCGGGAATTCAACCAAGAGGACGCTCATAAAGAACTAGAAATGCGCATCGTCCCACCGGGTGTTGGTGATATGATATATCCGGGTCATGAGTATATCCGAATTCCGGGCGGGCGGGCACATACTCTAACGTCCTCATTTATTTCTTGTCTCACCTCTCCAAATGCCGATGCATTTAACCGACGAAATTTTGCGCAGCATTTCGCATCCGGGCTGATACTTTCTCTCGATGGTCCTTCACGTATCGGGCTGGCTCATGCCCAACAGCGAGGTGACTTAAAGAGCCCAAACACCGCGTTTGCTCGATTATTCGTCAATGATGCAAAGCGGCAAAGCATGCGCAATCTTTTGTATGGAGCGACAGGTTTGTATTTCGCGCTAGATGCATCCGTTGGCGACCATCTGCACGTGAAGTTTGGCAGCATCCCGCCACCAAACGAACGATCGCTAGATGACTTAACCTTGGAATACATGCGTACAGCTCGCGGTTTTGATGACATCAGCGACGGTATCAAAGCCTTCACAGGAATTTTGATACAGCTTCATGCAGGCACGCCTCAGGTTATTACAGTCGACGAGCCAGAAGCTTTTCTTCACCCATCCCTAGCCTTCAAGCTTGGCAAGGAGCTTGCACGTGGTGCGGCAGAAGAAGCAAAGCAAGTGTTTTGTTCGACGCACAGCGCTCAGTTCCTGATGGGTGCAATTTCGTCCGGAGCAGAAGTAAATATTGTCCGGCTGACTCACCAGGATGGTTCCGGGACTGCCCGTCTACTTCCTAGCGAAGAACTCAAGGTGCTTATGCAAGATCCGCTTCTAAGATCTGTAGGCGTCCTTGATGGTTTATTTTTGGATTCCGTATTGGTGGGCGAAGCTAATGCCGACAGAGCGTTTTATCAGGAGATAAACGAGAGACTTCTGGCAGTTGGCGACACCAGAGGAGCAGCCAGAACGCTGTTTCTTAATGCCGACACCAAACAAACAATTCCCAGGATTGTGTTGCCATTGAGGAAACTCGGCATTCCCGCCGTAGGGGTGGTTGATATAGACGTTTTAAAGGATGGGGGAGCAGAGTGGACGCGTCATTTAAATGCAATAGGAATACCCCCCTCCGAGCAAACTTCATATGCCACCAGGAGAGTTGCGGTGCTTAGTAGTCTGGATGCAACTGGGAAAAACTTCAAAACTGAAGGCGGCATAACGGTTCTCAATGGCAGCGAACGTGAGGCTGCTGAAAATCTATTGGACAATTTGGCGCGGTATGGTCTTTTTATTGTTCCGCGTGGTGAGATTGAGAATTGGCTTACCGATCTCGATGTTGACCGCTCGAAAAACAAATGGCTTAGGAATATATTTGAGAAGATGGGAAGCGATCCCAGCAGCGAGGGCTACGTGAAGCCACAAGCGGGAGACGTCTGGGACTTTGTCGGGCAGATATCTCAATGGATCAACGACAAAGGAAGACGAGGGATTCCTGCTTAACTTAACAATCTCTCTGTTTGCAATTCGCGCAACCGCACAATAATCAGTACAACCAAGGGTAACGCCCGGATAGCGCATTTTTTATCCGTGCACTAACTGTGCACATACGGGCAGAGACACCTGCACAGCGCTGCCCGGTTAGTGCACGTTTAGTAGGGTATATATTTATATATACCCCTACACGTGCAACCGTGCAGGGCGGTGTGCCGCGCGCACGGTTCTCAAGATGATTTTAACTGGGCAACGTGCGGCGGGCAGAAGGGCAGTCCGGGTGCAACCTGCATTTTGACTGGAACTCGAATCAGGGTGGTCGCATTTGCGGGTCAGAAGGAGGGCGCCATGCCAGACAACGAAACGCAGCCATACACCGTCGAGCAATTGCAACAGGAATACTCGGTCAGCCTGCCAAAGGCCGTCGAGGTCATGGATCGCTTCGGCGGAGACCGGCGGACGATCAAGAAGCTGATGAAGCGATGCCCGCATCGCGGTGACGAGCACTAGTCCAAAGGCCGGCATTTAGCCGGTCTTTTCTTTTGGCCAAAAAATATTTCACAAATCTACTACCCGTTTTCGCGCCTCTCTCGGAAAGTATGTGTGTCGCCATCACCACTGGCGAGCCACCACGACAGCACACCACGAGGAGACAGCCACGGGAAAAGCCACCACCCAAACCACCCGCGTCAACGGGAAGCGCGTTGTGATCCGCACAAGTGCCAAGGGCAAGTTGACTGTGGCCGATGCCCCCATCAAGGAAAGCGAAGGGCAGGCGGCCCAGGTTCGCGCCCTGCGGTCGCTGCCGGAGTACGGCCGCCAGTTCCTGCTGGCCGGCGATATGAACAGCGCCAAGCGAGGCCCACGCGCACAGGCTGATGCTATCGCAACCGGCATGACGCCAGGGGAGGCCGATCTGCGGATCTATCTCATGGGCGGCGTACTGCGGATGATCGAAAACAAGGTCGGCAAGGGTCGGCTGTCGCCGGCTCAGGTCGCGCGCCACGCTTCGTTGGCCAAGTTGGGGCATCCAGTTGAGGTGGTCCGGTTTACGTCCACAGGTGAGGCGGCAAGCAAGGCCGTATCACTCGTTAAAGGCTGGCTGGCCGACAACGACAACGCCAAGAAGCAATAACGGCGCCTACCAAGCGATAGCACCACAGAGGAGACGATATGGCCAGACATGGATCACTTGCAGAGCAGTTGGCGGCGGTGCGCCGCTTTGCCACTGAACCCGATCATCAGCCCGAGCCGCTACAGACCAATTGGTCAGTTGTTGCCGCGAACGACAACAATCCGGATGATGTCGAGGATCTCAAGCATGACCGCAAAAGGCTGGTCACGCCGTCGGTAGCGGAAATCATGAGGAACGTTGCATCAGGTGAAGTGGAGAAAAACGAAGAAGGGCAGACGATTCGCATCGGCCGACTTCGTTTCAGTGACGGGAACCAGACCGAAAGAGCGTTCAGGCTTACGATCGACGGAGGCGTTGAGGAATATGCCGCAAGGATGCCAGCAGGTGCGATGCTTGGTTCACGCGACAAGGTTGACGTTGCGCTTGGCGGCGACGAAAACCCACGTGAGGTGATCGAGAGCAACAACTACTTCGCCGAGATGCTGGACACCAAGAAGCCCAGATACCTGACCGGAAAGAAGCACAACGGCCCGCGTGTGAGGATGACGGCAGAAGAAGCCAGATCGGAGCTAACCAAGGCCTACGCCAACACCGACATGAGCAAGGTTACTTTCACTCGCTGCCCTGATGGTCTTCCGTGTGGCTCCGCAAGGATCGCAGATAGCTTCCTGGGAATGCAAAAGACCACATGCGCAGGTGGCGGTTCGATGATGTGGCAGGACATAGTCACTGCAACGGCCGAACGCAAAGAGTGGTTCGATGCGTTAGATCAGCTCAAGGAAAAGGATCGCCTCGCTCTGAACGCATCCATATCTGCGGAGAACTACGCAGACATCGGTGTGGCCTTGGGCCAGACGCGCACCTACGCTGATAAAAAGAACGGAGGACGGAAAGCCTTAATGGCTGCAAACGATAATCTCATGTCAGCGATACGAAAATTTTCAGCTTAGGGTAGGGAAAACGCGATCTCGGAGAGAGTAATGTGAAGGGGTGGCGCAACGTAGTTGCGAACCCCACTGCACTCCGAGCGCTCTAAGCGTCGGACCCATCGCCATGCTGCACTTGTTGCAGCCTCTGAGCTTTGGGTAACTATCGCCGCCCCAATCCTCTGCTTGCAAGCTTGGCCCTGAATTGACAGGCATCCGCTGTGGACGCGCAGTGGTGGGCGGGTAACTATCACGTGGAGTCGAGCAGACCGGTAGCTCGCCAGCCTCATAAGCTGGAGGCCGTGAGTTCAAATCTCACCTCCGCAACCGCTCCCATGCGCGTTCTCCTCCGCTTGCATGGTGATCGTGCGGCCCGTTCCCTTGGTTGGTTGAGCGGGCCGCTTTTGTTTTGATGGGTGTGTGGTCTAGGCCAACCCTTCCTTTACCCAAGCTTCATAGATTGTTGTGACGTTAGCCATGTCGATTGGCTGGCCTAACCCCTCTACCCAGACAGTTACGCTATCGTGGGCTCCAGATTTTTCTGCATCTACAGCCTCCTTGAAAGCCACTTTGGCGGGCTTCAAGTCGAGCTCTCTAGCATCCTGAGGGTCATCAGTTTCGCGAATGATTACCCTAGCATCGGCGTCGGGGCTCACGTCTTTATACCAGGCTCGATATATCTCCATTTTCTTACGTCTCCATTTCTAATGATGGCATGGATCGCATCTTAATATGGTGGTTGCAATGCCCAAACCCTACGGCCGCTCGGCCGAAGCTGCGCTCTACCGTCGAATGTACAAGACGGCACAATGGCAGCGTTTACGTGAGGCGCAGCTTGCTGCCGAGCCGCTATGCCGGTTCTGCTTGGCGATTGAGGATGTCACAGAGGCAACGACGTGTGACCACGTCAAGCCGCACAAGGGCGACGAGGCTTTGTTCTACGACCCGAGCAACCTGCAATCACTTTGCGCTCCATGCCACGACAAGCTGAAGGCTCGCATCGAGCGAGGCCAGCATGCCGTAGTCATTGGTGTTGATGGCTATCCGGTGGAGGTAGGCTGATGATGCGTGGCACTGGCAAGACTAAGGCCATGGTGATGGCTCTGCCCAACGATGGCGCATGTATCGTGGTGCATACTGGACCAATGGTTCGATACGTAGAGCAGATGATCTACGCCCTGCGCGGCAAAGACTTGATGAAGCGCTGCAGGGTTATCAGCGTAGCCCGCCAGCATGATGCTGATCGCCTTCAAGGGTTGCGTATGCGGACGTTCGTTGACCATGCCTTCTGGTGGTTGGCCCGTGATCTCCACCTTGTGCGCCGCGTCGAGTGTCTCGTCGATCGCATCAACTATCAGTTTCCCGGCATGAAGGCGGTTGCTTAATTTAGCACTCGAAGAAACATCGAGAAATATTTGTTTTAATTATACAATAATTGAAATAGCAGTTGACATATTCTCCAGTATGTGGCATGATCAAGGGTTTTGGCCGTCGGGGGGGGTCGCAAAGTCGACGATCGCCTCGGCCAAGGACCGCCGGGGTAACGCAATTCAAATGCAAACACAGATTTTTGCCTAGAGCGTGCGCAAGCGCGCGTGCGCGAGGGGATTCCGCATGTCTGATAAGAAAAGCCGCGTCGACAGCGTTGATGAGGCCGTGAGAATTGCCTCTGCGGCTTCTGAGGAGATCCAGTTTCCTGAAAACGTGCCGCTCGACGACGGCGACGTCCCATTTTTCAAGAATGTCATTGCCGAATATGCCCGCGCCGATTGGTCGGCGCACCAGCTTGAAATTGCCGCGATGCTTGCCCGCACGATGGCAGACCTAGTGAGGGAGCAAGACCTGCTTCGCACTGAGGGCTCGGTCGCAGTCACTGAAAAAGGGACGCCCGTAGCCAACCCAC